ACTTACGCAATAGTATTTCAATTGCTTTCATCCGAGTAGGACTTAAGTCTTCATCTACACCAAGTGCATGATTTTGCAAGACATTTAGTAATTGACTTACCTGTATTTTCTTGCGTACATCTTCCTGATGTAGTTTGTTTATTGGTCTTCCAGCCATGTTTGACTCCTCTAGGGTTGGTCAAGGTTAAGTTAGTAATTACTGACCTAATAGTGTCGGTACAAGTTCGTAAAGTTTTTTACGCTGTTCTTCGTCTGTCAGTAGTCCTAATGGTAACACACCAGCAAGAATATCTGCTTCATTCCTACGCATTGGGTCAAAAGCAGCAAAACGGCTTCTTACTTGGCTAGGCTCTAACAAGACATAACCAGTTTGGTCTGCAAACTCTGTGTAAGGAGAACCTTCTTTTGCTTTAAGCATTAAGGAGTCATATCCTTGCTCTTTAAGCAATTGACGATATGGCTCAACATCAGAGACTTTTGGAACTTCTGTTGCACTTAGAACCTTACCACTTGATAAGTTGCTGGCTGTTCTAGCCATTTGCTCAAATGATGTAGATTTTGGGTTTTCCATGCGTAATAGCAATGGATAGATAGCACCTTGGCTTCCAGAGTACATTCCTGCACCAGAAGCATCAGGTCTATCAGATGCCCAGATTCCCATTTGGTCAATAGATGGCTTGCGTCCGACAATCTCAGTAGATGCCAAACGATTAAAGGCTTCAATGTCGCCTAGCTTGCGTCCATCGTCAGCTTCCCAGACAGTTGTTCCATGATAAGCAGGAACATTATGTCCCATTGCCTCTGCTCTCATTTCTGGAGTATTGTCTTTAGGCAGCCCTAGACCACCTTCTTCAACAGGCAATGCAGCGTTTCTTTGGGCTGTATCTAGTGCTTCTTGTCTTGGCGCAATTGGATTTTTAGATGAATCAGAAAGATAGCCAAACTTCTTTGCATTTTTTATGGATTCTTTATCCATGACAATTGGCAATTCATCCAGCCCCATGTCTCTCAGAACAGCGTAACGATGTCTTCCATCACCAAAAACGATACCACCATCTTTATTTACTGAAACATTACTTGCTTCTATTGATTTTGCATCTTTTAGGTAATTCTCAAACTTCTCGTATCTTCCTGAAATTCCTTCTTTTCCTTTTTCTCCAACATACTGCCAACCTGTTTTTGAAAAAGCCTCATCAAAAGCAGATGGATTTACATTTACTAATTGACCACCACTTTTTTTATCAATTCGGTTTATTGTTACAGGGATTGTTCTATCGCCAATAGTGATAGCTGATAAATCTTTACCAACATTCTCAATGCTTGCACCAACTGGTAAACCTTTAGTCATTGGTGCTAATAAAGGCGCAGCTTGAGCCAATAAACCTAACGCATAGGCTGGCTCTGCTGTTTCACGAATCTTTTGGTAATCAGGGTGAAGAACGCTAAACCCCATCTGGTCAGGGGCAGTTCCTAGCAATCCTTGTACAGCAGCATAAGTACGAGGGTCTACTAATGTATTTACATCACGCTTTTCTGCCAAGGCTCTAGCCCTAGCAACTTGACGCTGTAAATTTGGATTACCAAAAAATGCGCCTAAATCAGCCATTATTTCATTCTGCCCATCTTACGAGCAGCTTCACTAATAGCAATAGCAACAGCTTGCTTTGGATTCTTAACTACTTTTCCACCTTTGCCAGAGTGCAGTTCACCCTTGCCAAATTCATGCATGACAGTAGCCACTTTAGCCTTGCCAACTTTGTTCATCTTAGGAGTTTTCATAGTTTCACCATTTAACCTTGTTAGCCCAATATGCTGCACTCATCTTACCTTTGGCAATATTCTCTGCGTGACGAGCCTTGAACGCTTCGTTACGCTTCGTGCCATCAGGTGAACCTTTTACGCCTTGTTGACCAAAGCGAATAAGCTTCACATCCTCACCACTCTTTGCCAAAACAGCATGAGACTTGGTTGGATGGTTAGGAGTCTTCTTAGGCTTGTTGTAGCCAGAAAACTGCTCTGTGCCTCGTTTAATCACTTTTTAGGCTTCTTCTGTGCGTTCTTAGCAGTACGCTCACCCCTGACTGGCATGGGCTTAGTCTTCTTCTGCATAAGCTTCTGCATCATCTCCAGAGCCTGTTGATTCGTTGTTCCCATTGTCTTTCTCCTGAGTAATTGGCCCACCACTAATCCATGCTTCGCAGGTACGCTTAGAAGCACACTTAAAGTCAAAAGCTTCGCAATAACCTAAGTCACCAGCATCAATGACTTCCCATGCGTCCATCTCGTTATCACCCATCTCAAGACCAGATTCGATGCAAGCAAGCATCTTAGGTGTTTGGATAAAGGCAGCGCAGTTACCGCAACGAGACTTTTTAGCCTGTGCAGGAGCAATTCGCCATGCTTTAGAGATTTCACGCCAGTAATCCATGTTGGATTCGTTGGGATTCATAGGGCCATAGTTAGCCTTATCAATGGCTTTCTGACGATTCTCAAGATTGACAGCAATGTCACCTGTCGCAACTGGACAGGCTTCGCCTTTTTTCTCTTGGTTTTGAATCTCAATCTCGATTTTTACAGATGGCTCAAGTAGTCCAGACATGGTTGTCCTCATGGAGTTTGAAACATTATCTCACACAAAAAAAGAGGGTACAAGACCCTCTAAATTCCCAATGGCAACTCAGGAAGTCCCATTGTGCGCTATCCAATAAGTTTTGCAAGCGTCTCGTTTAATACCGACATTTCGTCTTGTTTATAAACTGACCAAATCCTAGCCTGACCATGAATTCCATTAAAACTACCTTGATGACAGTCTTTACATAAAGGAATACATAAGTATTGATGATGCTGCTTAATATGGTGAGCATCTGATGGGCCAGACTGACCACAAACCCCACAAGGAAGTTCTTTAATCCTTGCTAGATGCAGTCTTTCACGCTTGGTAAAACTGTTATTCAATCTCTACCACCTGTTTTCCATGTGAACGAATGTAGTCTTTTGTTTTCTGAATGTATCTCTCAAACTCACTTCTTGGGATACTGGACTGTTGCAAATCTGCAAATTCAATCAAATCACGACAGGCTTGAATTCCCTCTCCACTTAATCCAAGTCTCATAGTTGACTGGTATCTTAGTGCTGCCTCATGTAGTGCTTTCTGGGCTTTTTCACAGACTGGTAGAACTTCTGGGCCTACCCCTGCTCGTCCCATAGTCTCTGCCAAATTAAGCACATCAACAAGACTGCGCCAGTCTTGGACTGTTCCAGTACCTTTGATAATGGATTCAAGTGCTGAATACTCAAGAAGTCTTAGTTTGTCCAATCTCTCCCTGTGAGTTATCGCTGCCCCCACGATGGCGTGAGAAACACAATCCAGTAAGGCCCAATGCTTTCTTTTTGTTCTTTTACGCATATCTTGCAAACTCTTTATGAATCTTTGGTCTCGCATTAACTACTGCAATTTCAGCTTCTTCTTTAGTATCAAAATATCCTAAGTGATACTCTTTTTTATTTAAATTTATTCTTGCTCTCCATTTTTGTCGTGGCTTAAACCAACAAACACCTTTTATTCCAGATGTGTTATTACTTTTAATTTTTGCATTACATAAATTTTCAGAATCAGAACATTCTCTTAAATTTTCAATTCTGTTATTTAAAGGATTGCCATCAATATGGTCAAGAATTTTTGGCAAAGTTCCATAGTGCATCAGCCATATAACTCTATGTACATAATATTTTTTTTGATAAAAGGTCAGATATTTATATCCTCTTTTACCAATACGACCAGCAATATCACCTATTTTTGTTTTTTTACTAATTACAGAAATACGGATAAGTTCTCCATCTGAATAACGGAAAAGACTATTTGCTTGTTCTTGAGTCAACATTTATCACCTCATCATCGGTGTTAGTCATCACAGAGGAATAACAGCAGGGCGGTGATGAATCGCCTTTTCCCCCGCTAAAGGTAGCTGTTGCCTCAATTTTATCAGATTCTTTCTTGTCTTTTCCAAAAATGGCATCCCATCTGCTTGAATATTCTTCGTTACTTACTTTGAATGGTCTTGGTGAACTGCCTTTACCCATATTTACCTCCATCTATGCGGTTTTGTTTCAGATGTACGCCAGTAATACGCTTTAACCAGCAAGATTGACACATCCATTTGTGACCAATATCAATTCCTCCTTCTGGCGGTTTATCTGTATCGCATTTGGTACACCACTTAAATTGGTTTGTTGAGTGAGTAGCACCCAAGTCAATGGATGGCATCATGCTTGTCCCCTTGCTTGTATGACTTTGATAGCAGTAGATTCAGGGTCATCTAAATCCCATGCAATCTGGTCTTCAATCGCCTTAACACACGCCTTACGCTCATGCTGCGCTACTAGTTTGGCAAAATCAATCATTCCATCCATAAGACCTTCTGCTTTGATATAACCCCATCTAAAACCAGCTTGTTTAGCTAATTCTCTTATTTCATCTGTTGTCACACAAAATCCCAAATCTTGAAAACAAAAAACCAGAATAGTGTCAGCATTACCGACAACATTAAATAAACTTCTTTATTGCTCATACATCTCTCATGTCGTAGTCAACAGAACGAGCATGGTCAGCTTCATCAGAGATATGCTTTTGTAGGCGCATACTGGCTTCAATCGACATTTCCTTGAACTGAACATCAGAGAACAAGCCAATCACATCACGACCTTCAAACCAGACCTCAATGATGTTGTCATCGCAGATGCCTTCTTCGTCTGTGTCGTATTCCACGACAACAGTAACAATCTCAGAGCCTTCACCAGCAGTTGTGTCAAATTCGTATTTCATTTCTTAATCCTTAATATTTGCTTTCGCCCCATCCTGTTTCTTGCAAAACACGCAAGTCAGGAGTTAAACGGACACGATTACCAAGTTCATCCAAACCCCAAGCAATTGCATCTGTAACAACTCTAATTTGACGCACTTTATTTGTTTTGTACATTGAGTGGCTAGATGGAACACAAGCAGCTAAATTAGTAAGAGAATTTGTTTTAGCAGTAGCCAAAAAATCCATCATTACCATTTGCTGTTTAGCAGTAAGTTTTGTGTATTTAGACATAACTTAATCCTTAAAACCAGCAAGCTAATTCGCTTGTAGTCATCTTGTCTTCGTAGTGATTCCAACCTTCAATCCATTCTTTAGATTTTGTTTTGTCGCAAGGCTCGCAAGATGCAGCAGCATCAAATCCATTTCTGAATTCTTTTGATTCGTAATACTTGTTCATGTCTTAATCCTTAAAAGTACCCTTGCGAATTGCTTGGGCTGAGTGCATTGTATAGCAAACTAAACAAGATATTTACTAAGTACTTTCCCTAATCACAGATTTATTCCATTATTTGCTGCCCAAGAGTAGAGCCACTCTACAAATTCGCTTGCTTGCTCTTTAGTGAATTTACGAGTCTGAAGACCTAACTGGACAATTCCTGTGCCATCAAGGTTAGGAACAATCTTCCCCTGTATGTTTTCAGTTTCACGCAAGAATTGGTCAACCAGTAAACGCTTCCAATCCTCGGAAGACCACTTAGCACCTAGATGCTGTGCTTGTTTTGCAATATCCCCAATCATTGCATGGTACTTTTCTTCTTGCTCACGGCTTTTACTTGCTAGTTTTATTTCCATCGTTAGATGTTTTCCAGAGTCCAAAGCCTTCTTAATCTTGTCCCAATTTAGACGAATACTAGTTTTCGCCTGTTCTGTACTTATCAGATGAAGTATCACTTGACCATTCCAATCATTCGTAATGCAGCTTCTGGGCTATCAATTCTGCAAAGAGTGCCACCATGCCACTTTTCAAAAAACTCTGCTTGTAGCTTTGTTAAACGCTTTCTAGAGCCATCTTTGCACTCAACTAAGAATGTGTGATTCTTGTATCCAACCAAAAGGTCAACTGGCAGACCAATAATCCAGACATAAGCACCTGCTGCTCGAAGTGCTGAAACTATCTGTTCTTGGTTTGCATCTACTCTTGCTGCGTATCTCATTCAAGTGTTCCTTCTCGCATCTGAGCCATGTAAGCTCTTATTCTGTCTCTAGCACCAGTTCCATAAATTCGTTCTGCTCTTTCAAGCCTTGCACGAATTAGGTCACGATTCTTAGACCACTCCCAATTGCGATAGAGTTCCCGAGCCTCTGCTTGCTCAAGAATTACCCTATCGCTTGGGCCTTGTATATTTCTTCTACTCCAAGTCACCAGTCAATTCCAATGCTTTGTTTATCAGGTGTAGTGGTGTAGGTACGCCTTCCCGCACCTTGTCCAGTAGTTTCATTGCTTGCTCATGTGACATTTTTATTTGTCCTATGTTTTTCGAGCCATGCTGCTGCTATCAATCTTGCTTTTAATGCTTCTTTTTTTTCAGCTTCAGTAGATTGCTTGACAATCTGCAAGGTTTCTTTAACAGGAATCTCAGGGCCAGCATTGCAAAGGTTTCTGAACTTAATAGCACTAGGAATGAAATCTCCATCCAGTTTGGCAATAGCAAAATCCATGCTTGGTCTGTATGTCAGAAAACGACCTAATTGGTTTTTCCATTCTTGTCGAACAAAGTCTGGGTCTAGTCCATCAAAATGGCGATTAAATGGCGCACCAAAAATAGCCATCATTCTTCCAAAGATGTAATCAAGTCCTTGGTCTTGTGTGCAGAAATCAGTTTCCGAGTAGTTTGACATTGCTGTTGCCTCCAATAAGTCCACGAGTTAAGCCTGAGATTACACGCTGATTCATCTGACCAGTCTTGCTTAAACTTTCGTCTTTTACCCAATCAGCTTTAAAAGATTGCCAGTTGCGAACAATGGTTTCTTTCAATGCGTCTTCCAATGACCAACCCGCAATCCTTGCTTGCTCTTGTATGCCATCAACAACCAATTGAGTAACACGAGCCTTTTTGGATTTCCTGTGAGCAATGAACTCATGCCAAACAGAATCAGAAACACCTTCAGGTGTTGCAACGACAGTTATCTTCTTATGCTTCTTTTCTGTATCTGTATCTGTATCTATAGCGTTACTTTGACGTTTCTGTAACGTTTCATCATCGTTACTTGGTTGTTTCTTTTTATCTCGATACTTGCGAACCCGCATGGTGCTTGAGTCTGAGACAAATTGACGTTTATCCCAATTCAATAAATTCCATTGTTCATCAATAAAATTCTTACTGACAAACAGTTGTTTTGTTTCAATGAGTTCAGCTTCTGATAAGCGTAGTTGAAACGCTATCTCTGTTTCATGTAACGTTTCAAGTGTCTCGCTACATTTAAGGCACATAAGCATGACATAGCGTCTTTGCATAGCCTCTGGAAGCATTTGAATTTTTGGGTCATGTGCGAACTCTGAATAGAGTCGAAACCAAGGATTAGCCATATTTTTTCCACTTTAAAGCCCACTTTTAAGAACAAAGAAACCTCGGCAGGGGAAGAAGTGGTAACCCTTTTCGGTATGGTGATCAAGCCGTACCTAGCCGTGTTTCAAAACATTGTATTACAGAATCATCAGCTTGTGCAAAGTTGTACGCTCATCATGCGACATTGCAAAGTAATGTTTTTGCGTTTCATCTTTGTAAAAGTGGTAAAAAACCAAGTGAAACAAAGAATCGTCTAAAGATACATTCTCTGTGGCAAATGCCAAATGCTGCATCATCAAAGACTTATAGGTAAAGTATTTGTAAAGTCGTTTCATTTGAACCACTCTGGCTTTAGTTCTTTGAGTTGATAAAGGCGCAACTTAGGGATTGCTTTCCAATGATTGACAGCAGCCCTTGTTATTCCAAGGATTCGGGCAAGCTCACTCTGTGAGCCAGCAAGTGTGATAGCAGTTTGTTTATCCATCTCTACAGTATAGCGAATTCAACAATTTGTTGTTTTTAGGGTAAACACCTAGATAAATAGCTTGTTTAGTCTGTTTAGTTTGCTATACTTGCGTCAGCCCACAGCAAAACGCAAATGGGTCTTTTTAAGGAAATCAAAATGAAAAGTAAGATTATTCAAACACTCGTAGAGTGGACACTCGCTGTCATCATCTTTGGCGGTATCGGTGTAATGTTGGCTTGGAGAGGCTAATGAATACACGATTCCTAATCCATGTACGCAAGATATTTGCAACCTATGATGCACCTCCAGAAGTCATCAGAAGTTATCAAAAGCAATGGGTCAAGTCTGTGCGCCAGCTTGGTGACAAGTGGTTAGTTGCTAAACAGATTGAGCGTATCCAATGATTACTAGAGAAGACGCAATTAAGGATTTAACAGGGCCACTTTACTGTTGCTACTGTACTGAACCAAAGACCTACGGCTCATGCTGTGGAGAAAACCACTTTGTAGAGTTTTCAGACCTCTATGAAGAAGACAAAGAAGCAATGATTGAAGAATATTTAAAGGAAAAATGAAATGGTACATAAAAAGTTAATGCAAGCACGAGTGGAATTACAAGCAATGCCACTCAAGAAGTCTGGTCACAACAAGTTTGCTGGCTACAATTACTTTGAGTTGGGAGACTTTCTTCCACAAGTAAACGCAATCTTTAATCGTATTGGTTTGTGCAGCGTAGTGTCGTTTGATGCTGAGTTTGCAAGCCTGACAATTACTGATGTTGATGATGGCACTTGCATTGTGATTACAAGTCCAATGGTTGAGTCAACGATGAAAGGTGCATCGGCTATCCAGTCCCTTGGCGGCCTGCAAACCTACCAGCGCAGATACCTTTATATGTGTGCCTGTGACCTCGTAGAGAATGATTCCTTCGATGCTGCTGCCCCTATCAAGGAAGAAAAGGTAATCATTACACCAACTCAAGGTGCAATGGATAGCATCCCAGAAGAAGAACAGATTTATCTCAAAGAGTTAGCAATGGAATTGATTGCTCTATGTGATAGTGAAGAACCTAAGAAAGCTTGGGTAAAGTTGGAAGCAGAGAACTTAGATGCTGAACAAAAGATAGCATTATGGACTTTGCTGCCTAGTAAAGTAAGAACAGCTTTGAAGAAAGCAAAGGAAATTTAAATGGAATACGACAACACTAATCGAGGCTCACTCTTTAAGAACGATAGAAAAGATGATGCTAAGTTTCCTGATTACAAAGGAAGCATCAATGTAGATGGCACAGAGTACTGGCTCTCTGCTTGGATTAAGGTCAGCAAAGATGGAGCTAAGTTCATGTCTCTGTCTGTCAAGAACAAGAACTCTGATGCTTCATTACAGCCTAAGAAAAAGGTTGCATATGAGGATGATGCACCTTTTTAAGTAAATAGGGGGCTTAGTCCCCCACATTAAGGAGAAGAAAATGACTTTAGATAAAACATGGTTTGGTGGTCAAGTAGAGAAGTTCTTTGGTACTGCACCATTTAAATTGGCACGAAAAGATGACCCACAGACCTCTAAAGATGCAGCGCAAGCAGTTGATAGCACCAAGCTAGAACAAATCGTCTATGAGGCTATTAAAAGCTTTCCTGATGGGTGTATTTCAGATGAAGTGCTAGAGGCTCTGCCAGAGCATCGTTACTCATCAATAACTCCTCGCTATCGTGCCTTGTTAAACAAAGGCTACATTGAGATTACTGGAACTAAAGATGGACGCTCTGGTAAGAAACAAAGAATTATGAAAGCTATCAAATGAGTTGCTTTACCTAAGTTAAATGGTATAATTTGCCATCTAAACTTAGGGGATTGCTATGATTTTCAAAGATGTAGTTTTTGAAAAATTAAATTACGACAAAGAAACTGGTATTTTTACTTGGGTAAGAAATGGAACCAGAGGCGTAAAAGCAGGTGATGTAGCAGGTTCAAAAACTAAAGATGGATACATCATGTTGTCTGTTGGCGGTAAAAAAATACTTGCTCATAGAGTTGCATGGCTTTTTGCTTATGGAGAGTTTGCTCAAGGAAATCTTGACCATATAAACAGAAATAAATCAGACAACAGAATTGCAAATTTAAGACTTGCGAACGCATCTGAAAATGCTCAAAACAGATTAAAAAACTCCAAGAATACTTCTGGATACAAAGGCGTTACATGGCATAAAAGAGATGAGAAATGGCAAGCAGCAATAACTGTAAAAGGAAAAGTTTTGCATCTTGGTTATTACGCAAATGTAGAAGATGCTTATGCAAGCTATGTTGAAGCGTCAAAAAAATATCAGACACACTCAATTTACAAAGGAAAAGAAAATGTCGTTTGCTAAAACAGAAATGTTGACAATCCAATGGGGTGAAGCACGAGGAATTGTGCAGAACTCTACCCCTGCTGCTCAAGCAAAGAAAACTCTTGAAGAACTAGACGAGTTATATGCTGCTATCGCTAAAGGCGACAGAGAAGAAATGAAAGACGCATATGGCGACATTCTCGTTACCCTAGTAATGGGTTGCGCCTGTGCAGATTTAGACCTCGTAGAGTGCTTTAAAGGCGCATACGAGGAGATTAAAGATAGAAAAGGCTATCTGACAAAAGAGGGAATCTTTGTCAAAGAATCAGCTTAGTATGTCCAAGGCATGATTGATATGTTTGATTCTGTCATCCAGACCAATGATGCCTCCATTGATTTTCTTAGTCATCATCACAAAGTCACGAGTATCAGCATACTGATTTAGCTTGTGAGTTGACCAGAACCATCCAGCAGTCATTGCAGCATACTTGGGTGTAGCAACTAAGTCTGGTTGCATTACAAAATCTTCACCACAAGCCTGTCCAGCATGAAAATAGTTAGCGTGACCAGTAAGCTGGATACAGCCACGACCACGAAATCTGTAACCATCTCCCGATGCCTCATCTCTGTTTCCCATTCTTGAAGCGTAAACTTTATTAGCAATTTTCTTAGGATTTCTAGCATATTCGTTTGCAACTTCTATAGTTGGAAACCTAGACTTCCATAACTTCATCAAAGTCTCAGCCTTGTAATTTAGGTTTTCTTCCAAGATTTTAAACTGACCACATTCATGTCCACATTGACCAATGAATGATGCTTGTTGGATAGGCGACAGGATATTAAAACGCTGAAAAGTCTCATTCAATGCGTCAACCCATTGCTCACCAATGTGCATCTTTTTTAGTTGTTCACTATTGACCATTTACTAGATTCCTTACTTCGTTGTAAGCTGTGATGCAGGAGTTGAGCTTGGTAATTGCTTTGTCTCCTTCTGCTGCGATGTCGATAAGAGCTTCAATAGTTTGTCGCTCAATATCGGTTGCATCGGTGCTATTTCCTGTGGGAGTGGAGGCATTTGTGCTGGCTTGTGGACAACTGGCGGTTGGGAGGCGCATCCTGCCAGTACGAGCAAGTTCATGCATAGCAGACTGTTTTTTAGCAATGTCATCTTGTGCCTTTCTCAATTGAGTTTCTTGGTCAGCCAGTTTAGAAGTCATATTTCTTTCTAATGCTCTGGCTTCCTCATTCTTCTTAGCAATGGCTATCTGCATCTCAGCATCTCGGTCTGACCAACCAAAATGGTATCCACCACGATATGTACCAAATAAAGCTATTGATAAGCCTATCAGTATCCAAGGTAGTGGTATGCCAAACATTATGCAGCCTCTTTTCTAGCTAATGCAATTTCTTCACGCTCATGGTCAGCCTCTAAATGCTCTGGTGGCGTACTAGGAGGAGGAGGAGGAGTCCAAGATTCATCTAGGTCTGGATTCTTAAAGCCCATCCAGTTCATTCCGCTAGTAGCGTTCTGAGCAACACTAGCTACTGTCTGTGGTTGATACTGAGAAACAGGAACTTGGACATACTGCTGTGGTGGTGGTGTAGGAGTGCCTTGGATAGCGTTTAAAGCCGTTCCTACGCCTTTTTTACCGATAACACCACCTATGCCACCAACGATGAGCAAAACAATGTCATTGAGCATTTTGGTATAAGCCATGTCAATCGGGGCCATGCTCTTGATTGGTTGCGTTACAAAAGTAACTGAGTAGAGCAAAGCAACGACAATGAAGCACAGAATCAATGTGACAACAACAACTACGAAACCCCAGACATAGGTTTCAATTTCTTCAATTGTTGGTCTTGTTTTCTGGTTGTGGCTCATTGACTTTTTTCTCCAAGATTGGTGCTACCAAGTATTCGGGACACATTTGAGTGAATAAGCATCTAGGCTTCTGACAAGGCTCAGAAGTAAAGTTATCAGGATTCTGGCAAGGATACCTGTATCGGTCTTCACAGCCATATAGAAAAACTGCCACAAAAATAAGCAGATACTTCATGCCATCACATCCACTTGATTAACTTTAACCCAATGAGTTTTAATCTCTTGGACTTTCTGTTGCTGTTCACATTGACGATTTAACTCAGCCAATCGTTGCATATTTTGCTGATGGATAACTCTGTGAGATTCCCAGAGCATCTTTGCATTTTCTTGATATGTGGAGATTCTCACAATCCAACCTTTCCAAGAAGCAATTTAACAATCTTGTCTGATAAATCGTTAGGCAAGAACTTTAAAAAACCAAAAAACCACCATGCTGCCCATCCATAACACATTATCTTGCAGAACAAGTTAAATTGTTTCTGGTACTCATTCATCTATGTCCACCACACCGATGTGTTGTTTGACAGAAATCCATCATTTCATTTATTCCAACAATTATTAAGAACAATACAAAAAATGTTCCACCAATAATAATTGCCCACTCCTGCATTTCGGCTTCTTTGGCTTTTGCTTCTTTTTCGGCTTTCTTCAATGCACTAAGTTCTTTTGCATCTGCTAAGTCCATCTCTGCTTGACGAGCCTTAATCTTATTCCACACATCAACCTTGCCAGTCTGCATAAACAGCATCTTGAGTTCTTCCTCAAATGCTCTGGCTTGTTCTAATGCCATTTCAATCTGTAAGGCTGTACCCATGTTTGAGCCTTTGCCAGATTTCTTTGCTTCAATCATAGCTTTAGTAGCTACGCTCTTAGCATCAAACATCTTGCCAATCATAGGCGCAAGAGAGCCAAGGTCATTAGCAACCTTGCTTGCCTTCTTAACCATGCTAATTGCTGACTGTATGCCAGCTAGGGCTGTCATTGGGTCAATCATTTTCTCTCAACCTTTTTCCATTCAATACAGTAGACTTTTCGGTTGTAAACATCTCCAACCCAAGTCCACTTAATACACCTGTATTCAATAGATACAGCCAAAATTAAGGAAAGCACCATACGATAACAATGGTGCAAAAAATAATAAAACAAGTGAAAAAGGCTGCTGCAATTATTGCCTCAGCCCATTCCATCATTTTTCTTGTTCATCAGCTTTAGCCGATGCTCTCGCAATTTTCAAGTGCTGATGCTTGAAGTAGATGTTAACCAACAAACCACACAAAGCAATGACAACACCAGACACAGCAGCAAACTCATTGGCTGTTAAACCAAAAATTACTGCTGCACTAGAACCACCATAAGTAGCTACTGAAGCTACCTTTGTACTGATAGCTTCGTTTGTCATGGTGCGTCAGGCCAAGTAATAGTCCAAGGGAAGCCTTCTTGTGCGCTAATGTCACGCAAGGCTTGACGATATGTAGCCCATACAGCTTTGTCAACAGGGGCATCAGCTACTTGTGTCCAGTCACATTCAGCTAACTTTTCAGCACGAGCAGCACGAACAGATTTAGCCTGTTCAGCATCCTTCTGAGCCTTGTAAGTAGCTTCTTGTTCAGCAACAGTAGTAGTTACACCATCTTCAACTTGGTCAATGAAGACAGGGCCAAGAATGTACTTCGTGTACCACTTACCATTTACTTGCTCAACACCAGAGGCTTGAGAGTATTGGTAAACAGTGCCACCAGTTGCTTGTGCGCCTTCAAAGACTACATCAGCACCTAAATCATTAATTAGAGCCTCTGATAGTTGTTGTGGCATTGAAGTGTTTGGAAATAATGCACGAAACTCGCTCTCGTACATTACTTGTCCTGTTTCTCTGATTCTTACTTGCATTTTAATTACCTCAAGCAATTGCTAAAAAGATGAATGTTCCACCATTTGCATTGATGGCGGCTGGCGCAGTTGAACTAATCTCAAACCCTGCACTATATGGGTCAATATAGTCAGTAGATGTTACTTCAGCGTCTGTAGTGTTTAAAAGCAAATAAGGGTCATTTCCTGACACGATTCCTCGTGCTGTATCCCATATATACCAGTTACCAGTTGAGTCTGTGCGCTTAATAAGAACAAACCTAGCACCGCCTGTAAAACCACAATCAATTTGCTTTGTAGTTCCTGTTCCTGTATATGAGCCTACTTTGGAAACACCAACACAAGTGGCAAAAAGGTAAGCAACATAAGTTCCACCAGAAGTATTTACATCGTTTACACCACCACCAGTACCACGAACTGTAAACACAGATGATGTTGGAGTTGTATTTGCCCAATATCCTTGTGAGCCTGTTGTTGCAGCACCAGTTGAATTTAGTTGCAAATCATAATTAGCACCTAATGGTTGTGCATAAGTAGCCCAATCTGTACCTGTTCCAGACCTACGCTTTACAATCAACAATTGAGGTGCAATTCCCAAATTGTGAGTAATGTTTTGTTGTGTTGCCGTACCTGTATAGCAAACCTCATCAAAGAAGTTAGGTGCGCGACTAAATGTCCAGTTTGCATAAGTATCACCAGACCTGTTAATTCTGTCTGTTGCAGAGTCTGCGCCAAGGACATAGGCTGCATTATTCATTGCAGTAACAGAATCAGAACTTGTAGATTCTGTGGCCGTTCCAGTTGTCTCTAAATAAGCTGAAAAACCTCTTAATCTATCCCATACACCAGTGCTATAAACAGCGTTTCTTGCGTGAGAAATAATCAGGTCTGTTGTAATTCCGTTGCTTACTGTTGATGCGCTTCCAGTTCCTGTTCTTGCAATAGGACTAAACACACTTGTCCCACTCGTAGGCACTTTCATTGGGCCTCTACGAATAGCAACATAAACATAAGTTGCACCGCCAACAACACCTCCCACATTAAACCCTGTACTAGATGCTCGACATTCGTCACCATCAGATTCTGCATCGGTTAAATTAGGCACTAACTTTTTTGAATAACCATTAGCCCCAACAGTTGCAAGCAAACCTCTCATATTGTCAAATAACATCCAACCTTCAGCACCACTAGATTTTTTCATCAAAACCCATTGGGCTTCATATCCAAGACTTACAGTTGCATTGCCAGAGCCATCAGTAGTAAACGACCCACACGAAATCACATTGTCTGTACCAGTCAGACCAAAGCCCCCAGCGTCATTGGCGAATAGGTAGGCAACGTATTGAGCACCAACATCAAAATTTGTAAATTCAAATGATGTAGAAGTAACTGATGGGAAATCAGTTTCCGTTTGAGCCGCATCGGTGTAATTTAAAAATATAACTTTGCTTGTACCTAAACTTCTGTGATAAACGTACCAATCGCCACTTGCGTCTGTACGCTTCACCATGATGCAACCAGGTGTTGAACCAAGGTTGTGGTTTACTGTGATGTATCCAGTTGCGCTTGACTGCGTAAAAGTCACAACATCAAAGAACTTTGGTTGCTTGCGGAATGTCCATGATGAATATAAAAAATCACCTCCGTTAACAGCACCATTTGTACCTAATGAAAAGCCAGAAGTTGTAAACGCACTAAGCCGTGTGTTATCAGTTGCTTGAGCATTTGTGGCATTTGAAATTAAATATTTCCCAGAACCTCTTTCTGTGTCAAACAGATTATGGTTATCGGCAAAATCTCTAGACTTAATCCAAGTAAGACCGCCTTTAGTTGAAAGGTCAATGTTGTTTGTGATTGTCCTATTTGCACCTGTACCTGTGTAGATGTATGTGCTGAACACATCCTCGATGTAATTGGCTGATGAACTAACTTGAGAGTTTTGTGAACTAAACATTAGTTATTCCTTACAGGTAGTTCTGACCAGCATTAGAACCCCACCAATAAGTTCCATCTCCAACAAAGACAAACTTATCACCTTTAGAGGCAGTAGATGTAATCGTTGGGGCTGTGCTGGCTGGCCACTTAACTGAACTAGGCCAAGTTACTGTGCGTGAGCCTGTACCATCTTGCTTCAGAAGCATTGTAAAACCTTTACCTGCTGTTGCGGTAGGGAATGTAAATGTACAGTTACCAGTCAATGTAAGAATTTGTACTGAGCCATTAGCCAAGTCAACTGTATAAGCTGTAGAAGTGTTAGCAGTTACAGTTTCCTCTGTATAGCCGTCTGTAAATATGCCAGCAGATATGGTTTTGTTGGTTAGAGTCTGAGTGTCTGTAGTTCCTACGATAGTGCCTGTAGGTGCTGTAACAGCAGTAAATGCTGAAGTTCCATTACCTTTTAAGATACCAGTCAGAGTTGTTGCACCAGAACCGCCATTTCCAACTGGAAGTGTTCCTGTTACACCAGTAGATAAAGGCAAACCTGTAGCATTTGTTAGAACGCCACTTGCAGGTGTACCTAATTGAGGAGTAGTCAATACTGGACTTGTCAGGGTCTTGTTTGTCAGGGTTTCAGTACCTGTCAGAGTAACAAAACTACCTGCTGAAAAGGTTGCGCTAGACCATGTTGAACCTGTCCAAACAAACAAGTTATTAGTAGCTGTATTCCAGTACAAAGCACCAGTCAGCAAAGCATTGCCATCGTTATCAACAGATGGTGCAGTTGACTTAGAACCTAAGTAGCGGTCATCAAAAGCATCGTAAGTGTTGGAAGCACTTGTAGCACTAGCAGCAGCAGCCGTTGCGCTAGAAGATGCATTTCCAGCATATGTAGAAGCATTTGTTTCGCTTGTTGCAGCATTAGATGCTGAAGTCGCAGCAGCAGCAGCACTTGTTGCAGCAGATGTTGTTGAGCCAAACAGCGTGTCAATCTGAGCAGATGTGTAAGTATCTGTAATGCCAAAACCACTTAATGTAGTTGGATTAGTACCTGCTGTAATGCGTCCATAAGCATCAGCAGTTACAGACTTATATGTTCCTGCTGTTACGCCAGAAGCTGCCAAGTCGATATTGTCTGAGTTAACAACAATACGGCTAGAAGACGCTGTGCCAACATCAATAGTGTTGCCACTCTTTGTCAAACCTGCGCCAGCAGTAATCTGACCAGCACCAGAGAATTGAGCAAATGTAACTGCTGTAGTTCCTAGAGTGCCACCAGCAGTAATTGTTGAGATGTAGCCATTATTAGCTTGTGTCGTACCCTTCTCGATAAAAGTAAAGGCAGCAACCAACTCATCCCATGTGTTTGCATCTGTTGTTCTAGTCCATGTACTAGAGGCGCACAGATAAATACCATTCTGTGAAGCAGTAGATTGGTCTTTAACCAATACTCGGTCACCAACTGATAGTGCAATGCCATCAATAGTTTGTGTACCAGACAATGTGATGTTAGCCGTTGTAGCCACAACACATGAGGCTTTAGCGTCAATACCTTGGGCTAGTGCATCAACATAACCCTTGTTAGCAGCATCAGAATCGTTTACTGGATTAGCAAGACCAGTAATGGTTGCTGATGTACCAGAATCCATGTCCAATGAACCAGAGATGGTCACATTGTTGAATGTTGAAGTACCAGATGTAGCCGTTACATTACCTGTGACATTACCTGTCAAGTTACCAGTCACATTACCTGTTACAGCACCTGTGACATTACCAGTTACATTACCTGTTACTGCGCCTGTGAGTGGGCCAGTAAAGCCGACAGTAGCCGTTACATTCGTTCCTGTAATTGCTTGTGGAGATGAGCCACCAATAACAGCACCATTGATAGTGCCACCAGTAATAGTTGCAGAAGACGATGTTAGATTGCCATTGATACCACCAGAAGCAGTAATTGCACCTGTGTTAGTAGTTGTACCAGTCACATACAAGTTACCACCAACAGTTACATTGTCACCAGCAGAACCATCTTGAAAGTTCTTCAACTGAGCCATCAATTGACGAATGGCATTGTTGACCAAACTCGGGGCCATCCCCTCCGCTAAGTTAATACTGTTAATGTCAGTATTGTTATTAGCGGTACTGCTGTATTCTGAAATCTTGGTCTTTGCCATGTTAATCCTTATTGCAAAAGTGAACGCAATGCTGCTGTAAACGGCTCTGCTACTGGTGTTAATTGTGAACCAATAAGACCACTTGTTGATGATTGAACTTGTTGCTCTCGCTTCATTTTTTCCATTGCATTACGCAACAAACGAATCTCATCACCACTTGTTGCTCTGCTCATCAAGATTTTACCTATCTCATTACGAACAGGCTCTGGAACAGATGTTCTTTTCATGTTGTTTGACAACATATTGATTAAAGAACCAATGTCCATTGTCTTCGCAGCAGCAGCCATGTTAGCTGTATCTTTTAATGTCTCAACTCCGACATCTTCCATTCGAGCTTCACGACCAGCAGTCTGTGAACCACGACCAACTGTTTGAATCTCTTTCTTACGAGCCTCTGCTGCCACATCAGAAGCAAATACTCGGAAAGCACGCTCACTTGGGAAAATTTCTTTTAAACGCTCTTGTGTAGCTGGCTCTTTCCACATATTGAGCAAACGAGTCTGACCTGACTGAGTTCCAGCCAAATCACGCAATCCCTCATAAGCACCAACTCGGAATGATTCCAACTCTGAGTCACTCATGTCTTTAACAAGAGTGCGAATAGTAGCTGCTGGCTTATTGATTACTGTGCGTCCTAGTTCTGCTGCACTAATCAATGCGCTTGGGCCAGCATATGCATCTCGTGCGCTTTTATACAAAGATTTACCAGTTTCGCTATCCATTGTCATTTCATCAAGACGCTTCAAAAAATCTTGCTTCAATTTGACAACCGAACGACCAAACTCGTTAATTTCACCTCTGTCATTTACTGCTGTTTTGCTACTAATAATGTCATCAAGACCACGCTTAACTTTATCTAAGTCTGGCATTGATACTTCATTAGCATTTTTCACATCTTTAAGTGTGAATGGCTCACGCAAACCAGTAGAGATTTTCTCAGCACGAGCAAATGCACCTAGTTTTTTAGATGCATCAAGAATCTGCTTCAAGTCATCATCAAGAGTAATGCTGACAGTTTTTAGTTGTTCATACAAAGGAGTTGATTCAACATCACGCTTTGTCATCAATGATTCAACAGAGTCTGCCAATCGTGCGCCAGTTGGAGACAATTGTGTCTCTGCTGATTGAGCAAGTCTTCCACCTCGTTGTGCTTGACGATTGCGGATTAGTTCTTCAGTCCAATTCTTTGTGCGTCCTGTAAGAGTCGCCATCGTATCTAGCAAGTCACGAGTGTTATATCCAGATGCTTCTGCCAAAATAGCATCATCACCTAGTTTTGCCATACGAGCAGTAACTTGGTCTGTTGTAGCACCATCACGCAACATTGCCTGAGCAACACGCCTACGAGCCAAGTCTACAGATGATGTACCTACATACTCACGCAAACTTTCAGGAATAATTCGCCCTGCTTGACTTGTAATTGCTTGCTTAATAGGACGAACAGCTTTCATGCCTAGTTCAGTACCAGCACCAAGAATAGAACTTACAAGACCAGATGTAGCAGCCTCTTGTGGAATATCCTCAAGTTCTTTAGCTTCTCCAGCACCACCCACAACTCCAAAACCTAGACCAGATGCAGCAGAACGCAAGACAGGGCCAACATTAGGCGCAACTGTTTTACCAATGTTCAACATACCCAATGGCAATGATGCAGCACCTTGTGCTACTGCGCTACCAATTGGTTGTTCTTCTTTATAGCTTTCAACACCTGCACGATAAATGTCTCGCGCTTGTTGATAACCTTGTGATGGAGATTGACCACGAACCAAAGCAGCACCACCACCAACAAGTCCTGCTAATTCATCAGCAAAGCCAAGTGTTGGGCCTTGCAAAGCAGTCATCGCAAGACGAGTACCTTTAGATAATTCTCTGCCAGTAGTTTCTTCTTGAGTTGTTTGCAAAGATGATGGTAGTTCTAATCCTTTAGAAATATACCAAGAACGGATTTCTTCCTTACCAAAACCAGAAGCTAATGCTTCTTGAACTTTTTGATTTTCATCCATTATGAGCCACCTCGTGTACCAGTACTACCACCAAGAATATCATTTAATGAACGAGGCTTTTTGACATATTCATATGGGTCAAGAATTGCCTCTGATTTACCACCAAGGTCTTGATTAAGTCCACGATAAACTTTAAGAGATGGTGCTAGTGCTTTTTGTCGCTCTTCAACGATTCCCTTAACAATAGCCTCTAAGTTATCTCGTTCTTTAGGTGTAAATGTTCCACCTTTTTGCAACTTTTGAGCAGCAAGTTGAATGTTTGTTGGAATAGAACGATTTCCAATAATTGTATTAACATCACCTTGTTGAACAGCACCAGTCTGGTCATACACTTTAGCAATGTTGTAAATCAATGCGCCATCTGCACTTGTATTTCCAGCTTTTGCTTTTTCAAGAGCATCGTAGAAAGCAGATGCACGATTAGCTACAACAACATCACCAGTATCTTTCAATGTTCCTTGCCATTGATTGATTGTGCTTAATTGAGCTTTAGCTACTGCTGTTGGGTCTTTCAAATCTACAGCAACTTTAGGTGCTTTTCGTTCTTCTTTTCTATCAATGTAAGACTTAATCAAGGCTCGTTCTGTAGCAGTCATCTCATTAATAGGAGTTGTAATGCCAAGAATCTGACGAGCCTCTTTTACTTCTCCAGCAATGTCTTCTTTTTTAGGTGCGCCAGTTGCAACAGTCTCAATCTTTCCTGTAAGTGGATTTTCACGAACAAGAGTTGCACCTTCTGCAAGTGCTTGAGTTTTACCAGCCATTGCTTGTTGAAGTTCAAGAGCATTTTTAAGGTATGCCTGACCAGTACCACCCATTGCAATCAACTCTGGTGCTACTTTAGAAATATCAAAACGAGCAGGTTGAGCAGCTATAGCAGGTGTTTCACCTAAATAACGACCTTCTTCCTCAACTGGTTTAGCTTCCATTCCAGCAATAGCTGGTTGATAGCCACGCATAAACAACTGTTTAGCGAGTTGCTCATCTTGCTTTTTCTTCAGCAATTCTTGAAGTTGAGTGTTTTGCAGTTGTGTTTGCAATGTCTCTTGCATACCACCACGATATGCTTTCTGACCAGCTTGCAAACCTTCAGCAATAGACTGACCAGTATTTCCACCTTGGAACAAGCGTCCAGCTAGGGCATACAAGGCTTGTGCTTGTGCATCATCACGATTACGCTGAATGTCCTCTGGAGACATACCAAGCAGACCCATTGTTTCTGCACCGCTAGTACCAAAAATGTCTAATAGTCCAGCCATGATTATCCAATCGTTTGGAAGTATGGATTAATTGCAGCAGCTTCATTAGCTGCGCTACTGCCCCAATTGTTTAACCAAGTTCCACCAAGATTCTTGTACAAACCACCACCAACAGCAGCCAAACCAAGAACATTCTGTAATGTAGATGTGTCAGCAACACCACTTGTTGTTTGTTGTCCAACTTTACCTAATGGGTTGCCATAGACCAATGACAGATAGTTTTGCAAGTTCTGTTGTGGTTGGTTTTGCAAGAAGTTGAATTTAGCAATATCAGACTGCAACTGTTGACTTTGATAGCCTTCACGAATCTGACCAGCTTGCAACATATTCTGAATGTCTTGATAGTCAGCAGAACTCATTGCAGGAGCAGCCAATGTAGCTGCTTGTTGTTTGGCTCGTTCATCAGCATAGTTCTGATAAGCCAATTGTCCAGCAGTATTAGCCAATTGCTGACCAAATGCACCAGTTGCTCGGTCTTGTAATGAACCCATTGCACCAGAGCCATAGCGTCCAGCTAAACTAGATTTAGATGCAATATCACCTAAAGTCTGTTTAAACTGAGTCTCAGCAGCTTTAGCAGCAGGTTGGAAAGCACCTTGGAAGAATGGATTGCCACTCAAGAAACCACCAGAAACTGTATTCTGGAGTTGATTCTGAGCAGACTGGAGTAATGGGTTACCCAAAGAAGCACGAGCCTCAAGAGCCTGTAAACCTGTCTGAGTAGTAGTCGATGGACTTACATAAGTCTGACCACCATAATACTGAGGGCCACCAGCTTGAAACGCTTGTTGCGCTTGCTGTAATCCATATGTCAGATATGGTTGGATTGTTGGGTCAATCGAAGATGTGGTAGTAGTCGCCATGTTTTACTCCTAGAGTTTCGGATTCCATAGCGGGTCATCCACGGAATCCATTTTAATCAAAATTTGTTAGAAATCAACCAATAATTGCATATCTGTAGGTCTTATTTGCCGTTGAATTTGCAAAGTGGGTAATCGTTGCTGTACCTTGTCCCTGTGAACTAGCGTAGATGTTTGTTGAGGCAGCAAGTGACACTAAGTTAACAGTCGCTATTACAGATGGTGTAATTGGTCTTGTAGGGCTTGTTCCAGCAGCGTAGTGTTCAATCATTGCACCTGTATCTGATGCTCTCCACATCAATTGAATATAGTCATTGGCTGCCAAATCTGCGTAAAAGTTCATTGCTCCAATTAAGTGAAATGGGTCACCAGATGCTTTTCTTGGTGCTAAACCAAATTTGCTATTTGATGCAGCTATATCTGTTCCATTCTTTCTAAACCAAATGTCCACATCTTGCGAGTCATTTGTTGTGTTTTTCAGTTGAACAGAAAACTGTATGTTATACATACCTGCAACTTTTACATTTAACCTAGAACTGTTTGATAAAGTAACTCCATTAGAGAAGTCTGTTGTATCAAAAGTAATAGGATATGCAGTAGTTGTATTAGCTACAGTTTGGTCTGTTCCATCTTGGAACGCACCATAAGGCGCAGAATCAGCAAAAGCAGCAGCAGAGGCAGGGACAAAGACAATTACGCTGTCTGGGCCTATCCTTCGGTCTGTCAAAGTGGTAGTAGTTGCACCACCAGTCGCTAGAGTAATCGTGCCTGTGTTGTTGGTCTTGCCATCCATGATGCCACGAACAACCTCTGCCACGGCTCGTTGGTCACCACCAAATGCAGGAAGACTTCTAAACATTAGCGTACACCCTGACCAGTTACATCTACATCAATCGCAACAGCATTAGTCCAGTTGCCAGTAGGAACTAACTGAAGACGATGGTATCTGCCAGAACTACGCAAAGAAACTCGATTCTCTGAGTCAGCAGCTACAGCAGTCCCAAATGTTACATCTTGGCTTAACAATTGACGAGAAGCTACAGCAACAGTTGCAGAACCAGTATCTACCTGTGGACGAGCCAAAGTAACGACAGACTGACCACCCAAATCAATGTCACCAGTAGAAATCTGACCTGTTGCACTTGTTCCTGTATAGGTGTAAACCTTTGCGCCTAGAGTACCACCAAGAAAATACTTGCCACCAATGTATAAACGAGAGTCAAGTGTTGTAGTTAGTGCGTCAATAGATGAGTTAATGCTATCTAACTGCTCAAGAGTTACGGCAGTAGTAGATGCTTCAGACAAGTAATCTGTACCAGCATCTGCATATGTCCATTTTTTAGTGGCAAAGTTGTAAATGATTAGTTTACGATTTCCATCTGTTGCTACATAGTTCCAAATCACAAGCTTGCGAATTGGGTCAACAGCAGAAGACATAGAACCATAATCAGATTCTGATGCGTCATCAATAAAGAATCGGTCAACCTTCTCACTACCAATTGGAATAACTTGCTGACCATCACACATATAGAAACCATCATCCGATAGGAAGAATGTGATTCCTTGATACTGTGCAATAGAACCAGCGACCATACATCCCTTATTACGAGAGATATTGTCAAACTGGAAAATGAATGGCGTACCTACATAAGACATTCGGCTAATGGCTCTTTCTAAGAATACCAAGCCAAACTCACCACCACGAATACCAACAATCTGTCCACCATCAGGAATATCTTGATAGTCAGACTGTGTGTTTACGCTCTCTGTCCAATCTGTTTCATCATTGATTGCAGACCAACGAACACGATATTGCTTTTGTTCAGCAGATTCGTAAGTGTTAGCAACCACAACAAAGTCACGAACAACTGTAATGTATTTAGCAACTGGAGCAGTAGCACTCAAGTCAGCGAATGATGTAGATGTTCCAAGCGTCCATGCTTGTAGCTTGTCAGCATTGTTTGTTGTGATAACAGTCTTACCAAACTGAGTAAAACGAACCTTATCGTTAATGCCTGTTGTCATGCCAGACTTAACTTGTGTCAATGCGCCAACACCACTAACTGTGTAAATCTTAGATGCGCCAGAAGTAAACAACTGAGTTGTTGAGTCTGGATTCTTGGCAGCGTATAAAGATACTAAGTCTTCTGATGCACTACCTGAGAAAGATACAGCAGTAGGGAATGGGCCATAACCCACAGCCTGAGACACTACATTTTTAGCGTCTGTCAATGCGCCAGTAATACCTGATTGGTCAGGCATCCACTCTCCTAGTTGTATTCTTTGTGTAGGCATATTAGCTATATGTTGTTTGCATTGACAAAGGAACGCCAGAGTATTGACCTTGCTCATCAGAAGTGGTCAATGCACTCATTGCTCTGTCAAACATAGTTCCCCATGTATTGATACGAGCATCATTCATCAAATATGGCTCTGCTTCTAGCAAAGACGCATACAAAATCAAATCAGGACAAACAGTCAAGAATGTGTTTGATGTGTTTGAATCACTCAAGAATGGAGGAGCAGCAGAGTAAATCAATGTCAATGTGTAGCCAGTATCAGGAACAGGTGCTAACTTAAATGTAGAAGCTAGGACTGTGTAATCCAATGGCTTACCAACATCTGTTGTTCTTGAGTTACGAGAAAACAATGCAGGGCTTTGGTATGTTAAAGGCTGTACTGGATTCACATTAACAACAAAATCACTTACTTGCAAAAAGTCAGATGGAATACTAACTGTTGCTGTGCCTGATGTGCAGGTAATTGTTGTTGAAGTCAACATCTGGCGAATACGCAAGTCTCTACGCAAGCGTACTTCTGCCAAACGGATAAAGTCTGGAATTTGAGTTGTTAGGTCTGAACGAGCCAAATATCCTGCGATAGTTGACTGCAATTCAGCATAAGTAGTCATGCTCATACAACTCCTGTTCTAGTGCGCCATGCACGATTCAATGGGTCATTTAAAAAAGCAGCAAAACGCTTCTCATCGAGAATAGCAAACCCACGCATGATGCCTTGTTTGTTTAGGTCATCAATCACAGTCATTGGGATGCTTGCTACTTTATTGCCAAACAAATGGTCAGACCATCTTGCTCGTTCATCAAAGGAGTTATATTCTTTTTTGTTCTGCTCAATAATGTCTGAAACATCTTGACGAGTCTGAACAATGATTCCACCTTCACCATCAGCGTGAACAGCAGATTGACGGAAATTGACAGGATTTTGCATAACTTAATTCTATCAGTTTGGGTAGAAAAGAAAATGCCCCAGAGTGTTAAGTCTGAGGCATTTCTCGGGGTTACTTTAGATTAAGGTGTCAAGTCAGCAATGATGCCGTGAGCAGCTTGGTTTTTAACTTCCAAGGTGTACTCAGCCAACAACTGTGTAGACTCATTGTCGCCAGTCACAGCCAACTCGTTGGTCTGGAAAGGACGCAAGTAAGCGATAGCAGCCATGTCGGGGTCAAGCACAAATGCTGTCTCATCGCATGAGTTGGTAGATGTCATAAAGCGGTTAGGAACAACAGAAATTGTACCGAAATCGCTCATGTAAACATCAGCAGCAGCCACGATTGTTGTGGGTGTGTTAGCAGGAGCCATGAAACGCTGTGCAGCGATACCAGCAAAAGCTGAAACAACTTGCTTGTGCGCAGGGTTGACCATCAACACTTTGGGGTTGCCACCAGCAGAGTACACGCTCTTAACAACAGATTGCAACAAGGCTTCTGTGAAAGTGCGGTTTGTGCCGTTTGTACGAGCAGTAGTACCCAAATCGCCAGCAACACCAGAAGTACCGCCAGAGTAGTTTGTGTTCAACCATGCTTGCAGACCGCCCAATTTACGAGCAGTTGTAGAGTCACCATTAGAAGCAACTTGGTTGCTCAGAACAGAAGTCTCCATGTCTCGCTTAATTTCGGCCGATGCTTTAGCCAGTTGATAGGCTTTTTCAGATTTACGGCCAGCTTTGTCAACTGATTGCAAAGTGCCAGAAATCTTCACAGTTTTCTGAGCAATCTGAGTGCGGTTACCAACACGAGTTGTTGGAGACATAGTAGCGTCAGATGCTGTTGCACCCTCAACTGCGTAGTTAGACAAGCTGGCTGCTGCCAAGCTGTCAGTCTGCCACTCGTGATAAACAGCAGTAGCTTTGGTTTTACCTACAGACGAAAAAAATGGTGTGTCTGTTGGGGAGATGTTATAGATAACATCGGAAAGGTCTTCACGCTGACCAATAGCGGTATAGGTTTGATATGTAGCCATTTTAAAACTCCAAAATTAAATGAATCGTTCAAATGCTCTAGCTGCGTCAGTAACTTTTCCAGTTTCACGCAACTTTTGCATTACCTGTTTATCTTGTGATGAACGAGTAGGAGGCACAGAATTACCAGAACGCATCATCTTAGGAGCAGACTGAAGTTTTTTATTCAACTCTGGTTTGCTCTTTTGAAGTTGCTCGTACTTCATAGCCTTATACAAACTCACCACAGCCCGACTGTCATATACGGAACTGAGTTCTTGGTCAGTCCACCCAACAGACCTCGCATAATCTCGAATTTGCTTTCGGATTGCATCACCCTGTGGAGTAGCCAACTCAGGAATCAGACTGGCAAGCTTTTCAGATTCTTGTCGGAGATGGTTTTGCAAAGAGGCTTGTTGCTCGGCTTGTTGCTGTTGTGCAATGCGTTGCTGTTCTTGCCTAACTACTGCTAACTGCTTCTCACGCTGATTCTGTTCAGCTACCGCCACGGCATAGCCAATGGGGTCTGTTTCCTTTAGAACATCTAAGTCCACACCCTTGTTTTGCTGCGAAAGGAAGCTATCCAACGCTTGCAACTTCTGGGCATATGCCATTCGTTCTTGTTTCACTTGCTCTAAGTGAATACGCTCTGCTTCTACAGCTTTGCGTTGTTCAGCTAAAGCCTGAGACTTTTTCGTGTAATCTACACCTTGCTGATAACCTTTGATGAGTTCATCTTCGTCAACCTCGATTTCCTCACCAGCAGCTTTGACTTTATATCTAGGCTTTGGTTGTTGTTCTTCCTCGGATTCCTCCTCAGAATACTCAGCTTCATCAGATGCTTGAAGTTCCTCTGTTTGTTCCTCAGATTGGCTGTTGTCAGCTTCGTCAGAATCACCCATCAGACCTTCAAACGCTGAAGCGGCTTGATTTACATTTAGGTTTTCACTCCCTTGTGGGTTGGTGTTTTCCATTTGTCATCTCAAAAATCGCCAGACACCTTCTGGACGGAGGATAGGGTAAACCCTATAGAATCTTCCACTTCTTCTCTCTAATCACAGTTTCCGAGGCTAAACCTTCAAGGTGTCCTGTAATTAGTTCTAATGTCTTAATGTGCCTGTAAGCGTCTTCACGCCTATCAGATTCTTCAGCACTTGTGTTAATTATCACACTAATTTGTTCTTTTTTCAAATTATCTAATACTTCTTTGAAAAAGTCATCATTTAGTAAATTCTTAGCCCATTGTGCTAACAGGTGTTTGTCCATATTGGTTTTGTATTCCAGAAATAATGTCGTTGATACTCAAGTTGCTTGCAGCAGGATAACCTTGTTTGCTACCCAAAATACCCATCAAATCGTTATAACTCATGTTAGATGGTTGTGAATATTGAACAGGCTCTGGAACTTTTCCATAGTCAGGACTTAGGAACTTCTCCCATTGAGTACCAATTAACAAGTTTCTATTGCCAAAATCAATTGGAGGCAATGGTGAAACAGGTGCTACTTTTGTAGCTGTAGCAGATGACCATCCACTTGGAATTTCAACAATTGGATATTGAGTAACACCACCACCGCCACCACCGCCTGTTGCAGCATTAATCCCTGCAATAGTAGTTCCTATTCCAAGAAGCTTAATAACATCAGATGTTGTCAGTTTTGTATCTGTGCCATTTACACCGCCTGTAGTTACAGTCCCACTTCCAGCTGTAGTTGGTGCAGTTGTTGTTAAATTAGCATCAATTGGTGTAACTACTGGGACTTCAGTTTTCTTTTGGCCTTCAGCAGTTACTTCAACTGTTGGGGTATTTGCAGTACCACCAGCCAATAGCGTATTGGCAGCATTGATTATGTCTGGCGAAACTTCCTTTGAAGCTTGACCAGTAACAGCAACTGTTGGAACTTGAGAAAGAACATTAGTTAATGCACTTGCAGTAATAGGTGTTTTAGCAGCTTCAATAAGCAGATTCTCAGATGCATTAGTTACTGGCAAAGCACTTGTAACAGAAGCAATATCTGCTGGACTTGCGTTTTCAAGCCATTGGCTAATTTGTGCATTTGTTAATCCTGCACCTTGCATAGATTTAACAAGCTGATTCTCAAGAGCATCATTGAACTGTGCTGAAGTCATGTTTGATGCATCAATTGGCATATTTTGTAAATAGCCACTCAATGCGCCACCTGCGCCACCTAACAATGCACCTTTAAGAGCATCACCACCAGCCAAACCAGTTGTTGCACCACCAAGCAATGCATTACCCAATGCGCCAGCAGCAATTTGATTAGCACCTGCACCTAGCAAAGCATTACCAAGCAAACCACCTGCACCAGTAGCAGCCAAAGCTAGTTGGAGAATTGGCATGATTGAGCCAATATCTGAACTGGATGCACCTGTTGTATAAAAAACTGGTTTGCCACTAGCATCAAACTCTACTCGATAACCTGTATTTCCTTTACCAGCAAATGTGCCACCAAAAGCATTACCAGTTTGACGCTCACTATATGTATTAGGAACTGCTTGACCAGTTACTTTGTTTCCAAAAGTTTCAACTTTTTCAGTACCAATTTGAGTTCCATTTTCATCATAAGTAGGAACTTCTGTTGTTATTTTTCCAAACTGACTAATATCTGTAATGCCAATTCCAGACAAAATCTTTGCCATGTCAGCAGCATTTGCTTCAGCAGAGCCGTAACCTTCACCAGACCATTGGCTAGTAGTTCCCTGACCAAGAATCTGTTGAGTCAGATATGACTTAGCAATGTCTGGATTACTAGATAGTGCATCAGAAACTTGCTGTGGAGAAACTCCAGCAGCTTGCATGGTCTGATTAATCAATGCAGTATCAGCATTGGGATTAGCATTAAACCAACCAAGAATGTCGGCATTGCTAACAGCAGGTTTTGTAGGTGTAGGCGCAACAGTATTTACTGCTGGACTTGCTATCTCTTGCAATAGAGTTTCTAGCTTTTGTGGAGAAGAAGCTTGAGTTACTGGAGGAGGAGGAACACCAGTAGCAGATTGATACTGAGCAGCACTAACGCCAGCTTCAGCCATCGTTTTATTGATGAGTTCTGGACTGGCATCAGGATTGGCATTTAACCAACCGAGAATATCTGCATTAGTTACTGCCATGATTACCCCTTAATCTCTACATTTGATGTAATGCCAGCACCAATTTTCATTGCTTTCAATTGTGCTTCTGCTTCAAACTCTTGTTGCTTCATAGCAAAGTAAGCTTGCTGTTTCTCACGCTCAAGCATCAACTTAGCAGCTTCTTTCTCACGCATCATCTGCATCTCAAGAGCAGCCTTCTGCTGTGCCATCTCCATGTCAATCTGTTGTTGCTGTTGCTTCAACTGAATGTCAGCCTGTGCTTTAGCTTGGTTAGATTGAATCTCAGCTTGAGTTCTAGCCATCATTGCTTGAACTTCTGGAGGAGTCTGTTGTTGCTGTGGAGGAGGATTACTCAAAGCTTGGTCTTGCTCTGGTGTAATCGCTTTGTAGAACTCACCAGAATCCTTAAAGCCAGCAATCTCAACCATGCGTCCCAAAGTAGAACGATATTGAGCAGGAGAGACATATGGATTGGCAGGGCCGTACTGAGCAATCAACTGCTCTTGTTTAGCCAGAACCATTGACAACATAGCCATCTGCTCTTGTCGGTTGCCAGCACCCAAGCCAACATTGATAGAAACATCGTATTGGTTAGCCCATGTACGAGGGTCAAACTCTACGAATTCACCACGCATACGCACCAAACGAGGCTTGTCTTGGTATTTGCACAGCAGATGCAAGATGCCTTGGAACAAAGACTTAACACCAGTCTCTGCAAAGATTCGAGCCATCAGTTCAATCTTACCTGCGCCAGCTTGTTGCATCGAGGCAACTGCTGCTGCTGTGACAT